GGTGATCGCGCGGGACCGATCATCTTGCGCGAGCGAACTTGCTATTGTAGTACAAACCCTATGTCACTAGCTACAGACTACCTACTCCTTAACATTGGACACTCAACGCTCAAGTGGCATTTGGACCGCATCAAAAGCGGATCGTTCACCATCGACCAAGTCGCGGGGTTCTATTGTCCCGATCCCAAGAAATCGGTTTACAAAACCGTTACCCGAGGTCTTGAGGAGCTTGTCAAAATGAAGCCCGAGAACCTCCCCATCCAACTGCGATGACTCAAACCGAGTACGTCAAACACAGTGGTTTAACCAAAGGCAGGGTCTCGCAACTCACCGCAGCAGGGATGCCGCTGACCTCCCCCGAGGAGGCTGACGCTTGGAGAGGATCGCGCAAAGGGATCGGCGGTAGACCATCGACGCTCCAGCGAATGACTGCGATCCAGCAGCAACCTACACCAGAACTCGCAGGAGGCCCATACAGACCTCCCGAAGCGTCTGCCGCAATCAACGCTGCTCTTGCAACCGAAGACTCCCCGCAGGGAGCTTATGAGCGACAGAAGAAGATTGAGCGAGCCGCTTATGATCTAGCAGTTGAAGCCCTACAATCTCGGTCCCTCGATGCTGGCCGCATGGTCTCGGTACACGCTACCGCAGCAAAGAATCTCATATCAAGTCGCGACGACGTACTAGCTCAATCAGAGAAGGAGCGAACGCTTGTCTCCGGTGCGTGGGTTAAGAAAGCGATGCAAGAACACGATGGAGCAGTGTCCCAACTGCTGAAGTCTATGCCAAAACAGTTATCCGGTCGCATTGCTCCGCACGATCCAGAACACGCCGAGCGAGAACTAGAGCGTTGGGTCCAAGAAGTATGTCTCAAAACTCTGCATCAAACTGACCCGTGGAAATCTTAAATTGCCAGAAACCAGCCGGTATCGAATCGCTTCGCCAGAACCGAATCGCGATCAAAGCTATCGAGCGACAGACTGGCTTGGAGTTCCTGTCGATATCAGACCAAGAGCCTTCCCGCATTGATGGCTTCATCTTCGATCCGTTCAAAGGGATTATCACGGGAATCTATGAGGTCAAAACTCGCAGCTATGGTCTCCACAAGCTCCAGACCACATTTGGAAATGAATGGATGATCTCTTGGTCTAAGATCCAAGCGGCTCTTGAGGTCACCAGACGCACAAAGCTCCCGTTCTACGGAGTGTTGCATCTGCTGGATGACAACATTGTTATGATGGTTGAGATCTTCAACCGCAATGCGTCTTGGGCTGCAAACCATAAGGTGGAAGATCGTCTTGTTAATGGAATCAAAGATCGCATGGCGTTAATCAATATGGCTACCGCTATGCAATATAAGATGAACCAACTATTCTGATGACAGACCTAGAGCTTGAGATCCTAGAGTTCCGCAGACAGTTATGGCGACCGACTCCACGGCAATCTGTTGTTGAGTGGGCTGAGAGCAATCTGACTTTAAGTCAACGACAGACCGAGCATCCCGGTCCCTTCTCTACGGCGGTCAGACCATATTGCCGAGAACCGTTGGAATCTTGGAAAGATCCAGCGGTCTCCGAGGTGACGTTGTGTTGGGGAAGTCAAACCAGCAAAACTACGACGCTAATGGCTGGTCTCGCGTGGTCCATTGACGTAGAGCCGTCTCCTGCGTTGTGGCTTATGCCGAGTGAGAACTTAGCGCGGTCTTTCTCTAAGAGTCGATGGCTCCCAATGCTGGAAGACTCTCCCGCTATGATCGCGCGGTTCCCTACGGACAAAGACCAGATCACCAATCTGGAGCAGCAATTCGACCGCTGCACTCTCACCTTTGTCGGCTCTAACTCACCGGCAAATCTAGCGTCTCGTCCCGTCAGAATCTTGGTCGCAGATGAGGTAGACAAGTTTGCTGATGCTACGGCTAAAGAAGCCGACGCTCTAGATCTTGCCGAGCAGCGGCTCAAAGCGTTCTCCAGTTCCAAAGCGTTTTTCACTTCAACTCCCACAACCTCCGAGGGGCGGATCTGGCAGCGTTACCTACGAGGGGACCAGCGGAGGTATTACATCCCTTGCCCATACTGCCGAGAGCATATCAAACTGGAGTGGCGACAAGTCACTTGGGAAAACGAGAAACTGGAAGACGGCAGACCTGACTGGCAGCGCATCCGTACCACCGCTCATTACGTTTGCCAATTGTGTCAGGGGAAGATAAGTGACAGTCAAAAGGTGGCAGGGTTACGGCATGGCAAGTGGATCTCGGAGAATAAAGCCAGCCTCCCAAGCGTAAGATCCTATCACTTGTCGTCTTTGTACTCCCCAGATCGAAAGTGTACTTGGGGAAATCTTGCCGTAGCCTTCTTGGAAGCGAAATCCTCGATGATGGGATTGCAGGGATTCATCAACGGTATGCTCGCGGAACCGTGGGAAAATCAGGAGACGCAACAGGACCGAGTCGAGATTGTCTCTGATGCTGGCATCCCTGAAGCCAGACGCTATCTAACCGCTGACGTACAAGCTGCCGCTCCGTTTCTTTGGTGGGTCTGCCGCGAGTGGAGCAAAGGGAACTCTCGACTCGTTGGAGCCGGTCACGCTGACGACTTTGCCGCACTCCGAAGGATACAGTTACAGTACAACGTCCACGATATGGATGTTGGTGTTGATTCCGGTTACAACACGCAAGCAGTCTACGACGTTTGTGCGGAGTTCTCGCAGAGTAGCGCAAGCCCGATAAACTATCCCTGCGGTCTGCGTTACCCACCAGAAGGAGGTCTTAGAAAGCCAATGTTAATCGGCTGGTTGCCGATGAAGGGACGAGAGACCGGAGCTAGATTTACGTCTAAGACCGGCTCCATTCATCCATTTGGAATTACAACGTCAACCTCGATGCGGACTGACGCTGTACAGCCTCTGCTTGTCTTTGATACCGAGCATATGCGGGAGGTGCTCCAGCGGCTCCGCAAAGGAACCGAGACTCATCAATGGAGTGTTTGTAGCCTACCTGCTCCGCTAGACGCTGAAGGAGCCTTTGCGAGCGATTCTGATACCTATTGGAAGCACTTAGACAGCCATCTTCTCAAGCCAACGGCTAACCGCTCCGGTAGGATCAAACACTTGTGGTTCAAGAGAAACACTCGCTGGCCGGACCATTTGCATGACTGTGAAATCATGCAACTTGCTATGGTTATGTTGTGGGGAGACCTAACTTCCAGTACCTCGGAAAATTCTAGTGGTTGACAAACTTGCGGCTCTGTTGATAGTCCGCGCAAGTGTTCACATACACAGTAGCAACTAAGCGGTCATACTTGCGTACTACCTACGCGAGCAAAGCTGCTTTGACATTGCTTGAGGCTTTGACGGCAAAGCTGACTGTTTCGGCTAACTCGATGGAGAGCGGTAACGTAGTCCGCAGCACTTCAAGCTCTGACGTTTCTGTTGAATTCGCTGAACCCGGTAAGGGGACCGCTGCTCCAATCGAGATGCTGCAAATGTGGGAGTCTCTGCTAACCGATTACGATTACGCTGTAACGCTTCTCTCTGGTGATGGGATCGCTAGTCCCACCGATCTCCAGATCTACAACAAGATGCTGACCGCCGTTCTGGTTTCAACCACTCGGTATTATGGGGATTTCACGCAGTTTCGGCGTGAAGCCACAACCCGAATGAGCTAATGGGATTTCTTCAAAACATAGCGAACAAGCTGTTTCCCGCTCCCGTTAACAAATACGAAGGAGCCGGTCAGTCATTGCGTCGTTCGTATCTCGATACGTCTTACACTTCCGCGCGGTTTGATGTTACCAGTTCGACTCGTCAAGCCATCGTTCGCAAGTCTCGCTTTTTTGAGCAAAACAACGCTGTACTGAATAGACTTGGCGACTTGTTTGAAAGCTACACTGTTGGTTCCAGCTTCTCGGTTCAACCGGCTTCTAGCGATAGTGCTTGGAATCTTAAAGCGAAGAAGTGGTTTGATGTCTGGAGCCGTTATCCCGATATCGGTTCTCGGCAGTCGTTCTCCACTCTGATGGGGCAAGCCGCTCGCGGTTGGTTCTACGATGGCGAATCGTTCTTGTTGTTGACCAAAGGAGAGACCGGCAAACCTCGATTGCAGTTAATCGAAGCTCAATCCATTGCCACTCCAGCAGGGATGCAAGCAGATGAGACCGTATTTGATGGCATCCGATTTGATCCAAGAACTGGACGAGCCATCTCCTACTTTATTGGATCGGAAAAAACTCAGGGTAACCTGACTGATGTTCGCTCCATTCCCTCTGACTCGGTTGTCCATATCTACGAACCGAATCGTCCCGGTCAACTTAGAGGTCTTCCGTTTGTCTCTGCGGTTATCAACGATCTCCACGATCTCGATGATCTGCAAAAGCTGGAGATGGAAGCTTGTAAGCTTGGTGCTTCTGTCGCTCAGATTGTTAAGACTGACGCTGGTGAAGTCCAAGCGAGCAACCTCCGCGCTGGTACTGCTGGATCGAGCGTAAACACCGCCGAGAATTACTACGAACAGGTCTTTGGATCTGGCGTGAAGATAATGAAAAACGGTGACAGTTTCGAGCAGTTCGCGACCGAGCGTCCCGGCGTAAATATGCGGGAGTATTGGCGACAACTGACTGAGAAAGTCTGTGCTGGCGTTGGTATCCCTTACGTTCTGGTTTACCCAGAGTCAATGCAGGGGACTGTTTATCGCGGTGCGCTAGATATGTCGTCTGTATGGTTCCGGTCTCGGCATCAAGTGATGGCTTCAGCGGCTCGTCGTATTTACGAGTACGCGATGGAGTACGCGATCAAGAACGATCCTACACTCAATGACGCTCCCTCGGATTGGTACGAAGTCTCAATCACCGCTCCGCGCTCCCCTAATGTTGACGTTGGCCGTAATTCTGCGGCTCAATTGGCAGAACTGGAAGCGGGAGTTGTTACCTTTGACGAGGTCTATGGTGCGCGTGGTCTTGATTGGCGCTCCGCTTTAGAGTCTAAAGCTCAACAAGCTTTGTTTGTACGTCAACTCGCTGCAAAATACGGCGTTGATGTATCTGAGATTTCGGTGATTCAGAAAGAGCGTCCAGCAACTAGTGTTGCAACTGCTATTGACATTGAAGGCGATCCTTCTGAATCTCCGTCTCCAGTCGCTCCGTCAGAAGGTGGATCGCAACCTGTTGTTGTAGAGCAGGAAGAGATTACCGCCACCGTAAAGAAGACTCGGAAACCAAAAGCCAAGAAAACCGAATGAGTTTTACCAAGAAGTCAGATTGGCTTTACTTCGCTCCGGCAAACGCTGCCGGTGATCCTGCTACCGTTCAGATCTTCGATCAGATTGGCGAAGACTGGTACGGCGGTTCCGGTCTATCTGCAAAACAGTTTTCCGATGTTCTCAACGAGATTGGCAACGGTCCGCTGCTTGTAGAGATCAACTCTCCCGGTGGTAATGTCTGGGATGGTTTGTCGATCTACAACCAGTTGCGCGGTCGCAAAGCTCCGGTAACCACTCGCGTTGTGGGTATCGCTGCTTCTATTGCGTCAATTATCGCTCTTGCCGGTGATCGCGTAGAGATGGCTGACGCTGCTCTGATGATGATCCACGACCCATCAGGGATGGCTTCCGGTACTTCCGAAGATATGCGGAAGATGGCTGAGGCTTTGGATCAACACGCCGAGGTGCTGGTTGGAGTGTATGCTAAAAAGACAGGACGCTCTCCCGAGTCTATCCGCGCTGCGATGCGAGCAGAGACTTGGTTTACCACCGCTGAGGCTCTGGCTTTTGGCTTGGTGGACAAACCGATCAAACAGCTTGCGATGGCTGCAAAATGGCATCCTCGCGCTGTCACAAAGACTGCTCCTGAGACGGTCAAGAACAACCTCCGTCGAGGTCTTGAGCAATACGAGGAAGGTCTTGCTGGTGATGGTCTTGAACCCGCTACAGTAGCTGACGCTAAGTCGCTGATTTCTGGCGAAGCTCCTACCGCAGATAAGGTTGATAAAGCCTATAATTGGTGGGCGCGTAATGGCCGCTTTCTTGAGGCTGAACCCAACACTCCTGCGGATGTAGCGGCAAACCTCTGGGGAGGTGCTGCTGGACGCGACTGGTTCAACGCTCTATATGCTCAGATTGAGCGTCAAGAAGAGCAAGAAGACGAATCCCTAGACGACAAGCTTTCTGCTAATAGCCAAACCGCTAACAGCAAAAATGGCGTGGACTCCACGCCGCAACCAACACAACAACCCGACACAAATATGTCCGATTCCACTACTGTGACGGCTGCGGCTGCTCCTGCCGCTTCCGTTGATCTCGCTACTATCATGGCAAA